GTCGTGTCTAGAGTGTCCAGGTTGGTGTTTATCTTGGTTCCCCAAGTATCTTCTGAAGCGCCGACTTCTGGCTTGGTCAGACCATAATTGGTTGTAGTTGTATCAGCCATTTAAGCGGCCTCCCATAAAGTTACAGTGTCGGACACGTTTGTCCATGTTTGTGAAGCGCCAGAAACGCCTACCCAGTCATTGTCGCCAGACGCCACATCTGACCATTCATTTGCTGCCTGGCCCTTGTCAGCCCAAACCTCATCGCTAGCAGGCTGGTCTAGCCACAGTATCTGCCCAACAGCCACCAGAGCAGATGATGCACTTATACCGCTTACGCCGCCAGCAGTAATATTACCCAGCACTGCTGTTTGACTGTTCGCCTCAAGGGACGACTGGGCCGACGCTATCTTGACCGCAGAAGCCGTTGCAGATGACGCAACACTTACCGCTGCAACACCCTGGCTTATCCTGGCCCCTGCCGTCGACACAGATGCCGCTGCAGCAATAATCGCCGATGACAGCCCAACCTTTTGCCCAACAGTGCTTAGGGAGGCAGAGGGACTAATTGCCGATACTCCCTGCAGTATTGCCTGTGGGTCTGCCTGGACCGCCGCAGACCCTGCCAAGGTTGCATCGTCCTGCCTAACTGCAACGCCGGATGCGGTAGTGCTTGCGCTCGCAGATACAGTACAGCTAGCCTCTCTAACAAAACCGCCTGCTGCTGTAAGCGCGCCCACTGCAGCTATTGCAGCCCCAGACTCTAAAACAAAACCAGCAGTAGCCGATACAGCAGACGTGGCTGCTATTACAGACGCGCCATCCTCTAGGTTAGCAGTCGAGTATGCAGCCTGCCCGTATTTATATACGCCATAGAGCATATTAGTCTAGCGTGATATCCAGGTCGCCAGCAGGGATGCGGAACACGTCACCAGTAGCAATTGTCTTGCTTGCAGTCAATGCGCCATAGGCTAGCAGGTTGCCGCTTGTGGCTGCGTCGAATACGCCGACGTGAGTAATAGTGCCCCAGTCGCCTGTAGCTGTTGCCCACTCTTCTGCAGATGTGTTGCTGGCAGTGTCGCCAGATACAGTAAATGCTGTGGCCTGGCGAGCATAGCCGCTACCTGACAGCTCTGTACCGCCACCCGTGTCACTAGGCGCTGCAGTGTATAGTCCAGTGTATAAAGTGCCTGGGGCTGTGTAGGCGTTGCCACCAAACACATGGTCCAGGACCTCTGTTTCTAAGAAGTTTGAAAAGCTCATCCGAGTCCTCGTATTTTAGTTGTCAGGCCAACACCAGAATAAGCTGCCTGTTCAGAAGTTAAGTTTAGTTTGTCTACCGCCTCACCATACAGTCGAGCCCACACCTCAGCCCGGCCATCTTCAGCCAGGTATGGTGCAGAGTTCAGTAGTGAGCCGTACAGGTAGATGTCTGGATATGATGTCAGCAGCCAGTTTGTCGTCGCGCTGTCGCTGAGGGAAGGTATCTGCTGGATGTATAGCAACTCAGCAGCATATGAGCCGTCAGGGGTAGGGAATACCTCAAACTGGCCCTCAGAGTGTGCATAGTATTTTGGCTTGCCTGCTACGTTCTCTGCGCCCTGGCGCTTGTCAGCCATTGCCTGAGTGCTTAACAGGTCCATTGCAGAGGTGTTCTGGCCGGTCAAATGCAGGCGTATAGTCTCAACCCAGTCGCCTGGCTTTGTTAGGTACTGGCCGTCAATTGTAGTCGATGCCCTGTTCTCCATCTGCCAGTGACGGATGTCTCGGTTCATCCTGGCCTCGCCCAACGCAATAAATGTCGGGATCACAGAAGTCAGGTCAGACCTGTTCAAAAAGTCTGCCATTGACGACTGCAGCTCGCTGTATGTGCTTATTGCCATTATGGCCTCCAGTTATTGGGCCGATTATACCATTAAATGGGGCTTAATAACCCGCCAATCAATCTAGCCTGGTCCCTGGCCCTTTGATCCCTCTCATCCACAAAGCTGTAGTCTAGAAGTCCGCCCAGGCGATCACGCAAGGGGGTGCGCTTTGGCATGGTCATGGTGGATATGGCTGTAGGAAGCTGAGACACAAAGTCTACCGTATCGACAGCGCCTTCAAGGGCTCCCATTCCTATCTCGCCAATTGTCGGCAGCATCTGTGAGCGACGGTATGCAGCTAGCTCTGGGGATACCTGGCCAAATGAAGCAGACCCCATGTCACGCAACCTGGCGTCCTCACGCATCAGGGTGTCAAACTTCTGAGTTTCTGCCGCTTGGGCTCTTTGGTTAATCTGAGCGTACTCGTTAACCATGTCGCCAAATGATTGCTCCTGCACTACAGGGGCTGCGTTGTATTCTGCTGCTTGCGCTTGCTCTGTTCCCAAGCCGCCTGATAAAAGACCTGCTGCAACTGGCATGGACACGCCGTACTTTCTTGCTATGTCCACGGTTGCGTCATCAAATATAACGTAGTTGCTTGTGCGGCCTTTCGGAGAGAATCTAGTTTGTGCGTCAGCGTACTTGATGCCTTTGACCCCAGACTGTCGCAATGCCTCTGATGCCGACTTCGCTCCAGTTAGGTCAGATGTCTCGTCGGCAAGCTCTCTTGCTAACTTGTTATATGCCTCAGCGCCAAGCGGCCCGGTATTTTGCAGCACCGGCTTGTTAGCTTGACTTAAGGCCTTTTCAACGGTCTCTGCTGCAGGGAATCCTTCCACCGCATAGCGATACGCCGGATTGTCTGACAAAGTCTTTTTAACATCGTCTGCCGTAAAGTTTGGCATTGGCGCTGGCTTAAAGCTAAACGCATTTTGCACTTGCTCACTCTGCTCACTTAATGGCGCGTCAAAGTCCAACAGCTCTTCAGGCCGAGCATCGATGTCTACCTCATACATCCTGCCAAAGTTAACAGGCTCTCCACTTTCATTCCTGAATGCTTCCATTTCATCCGCAAAGTCTGCAGCCATTTCTCGATAGTCATCGTCATAATCAGAATCGCTTGCAATGTTTCGGAAGTCTTGGGGTGTGTCGTGATTCATGGCCTGTTGCAAAAACTCCATGCGCGTGTAATTGCCAGAGTTCTCAGCCATCTCATTTTGCATCGCTAAGTAATTCTCGAACTCATAATCACGCGGAGTTAACGCATCTCGATAGCTTAAAGCTGTAGGCTCACGCTCTGCAAAGTATAGGCCATGCCCGTATTGTTGCGCACCCTCGCCCGTACCAATGCTTTCTGTCGAGAATCGGTCAAAGTCATGCGGCGAACCGTGATAAGCTCTGATTTTATTTAGCAGACCGGCTGCACCAGCCTCAGCTTCTTGGGGTGCTAGCGCAGCAAGAGCTCCAGCACCGCTTAACAGCCCAACTGCTGCAGGCGAATTGATATCGATGCCCTTGTCCTGCATCCTTTTGAGGTCTTGCTCAGTGACAACCTTGCTTGTATCTTGCCATTGCAACGACCTTGGCACTAAAGGTTTCCCGCTCTTAGTTGTTCTATCCAAAAGGAAGTCATAGGCCGTCACGGGCTGCTTCAGAATCCCAACTCCCTCGCCATGCGTTGAGGCGTTATAATCCGGGCTTAGGTTTGGAGTAAAGCCGCGCTCAATGTCCATTACTCCAACATTTTGTAACGACCCGTGAGGTATGTTTAGTCGATCCTGCCTAGATGTAGCAACGCGAGCCTGACCCTCAGTCAGCCCACCCTCTAGCCGCATTTGGTCCAGGGCTTGAGTGATCTCCATCCTTGTGCCACCGCCAGTGGCGTTCCATATCTTTTCAGCATCAGGGCTGTCAGAGCCGGGCCACTCTGGTATTTTTGATTTGATAAACTCATCCATCAATGAGACTGATTTTGCAGGGGCATTCTCAAGATTGTAGTTAATCATCGTTCTGCCGATTCCGGTCCACCAGTCGCTAGACTGAGGGCCTCCCTCATACGGGAGCAGAAACACATCTTGACCGCCTGTCTCCTTGCCTAGCTTTTGCACCTCAGCCTGCCTTGCCTTAGCTCGCTTTAAGTATTTATTGGCAACGCTAGCATCATTTTTCCAGAGGGCGTTATCAGGCGCATAAAAGATATGGTCAACCCCAGTCTCCATTGTTACCGGCCTGGCTAAAGGCTTGTTTCCTATGCCTACTAGGTCATAACCCGCGGCGGTTACGTCTGACTCAGGGAACATAACGCCGCGACCTTCTAGTTGCGACAACCTAAACGGCGGCTGATCGAACGTGCGAACATCGTTCGCAATGTTAGGGCGGTAAAAAGGCTCTAATACTTTTGCGGTGCTATTGGAATATTTGCGGTTGACTTCTGCAGGGTCGATGACAGGGTTGTCTAGCAACTCCATTAGCCCTTTTGCGCCTCTAATGATTTTTGACATTCTAAAGTCCAGCAGCCCTAAAAAGGCCGATTATATCATATTGATCAAACAATGCCTTGCAGGTTACGGCGTAGTGGCTCACCCCAGCTAGATGATGTGGGCTTGTACCCAACAGCCAAGTATCGCAGCGCATCGGCGCAGTGAGAGGTCCAATCGTGTAGAGGTCGTCCACGCCAGGTCATGCCCTTGTCGTCATAGTCTCGACGGTACTGCCGGATAGCATCAATGCCTCGCTCGCACTTCTCCTCATCGAACCAGCACCTGGGGAGCATAGAGCGCACAGACTGTATGCCATCATCAACCATCAACTGCGGAGCTATAGTGATTGGCCTCACCCCCAGGGCGCCAAGTGTCTCCAGGCGAGACTTACCTGAGCCTAGCTCCCTTACCCTGACATCGTGCGGCAGTACATGGCTTTCGTATACATAGCCTTTTGAGTTTAACAGGGCGACATAATGGTCCAGACCTACACCGCTGCTCTCATAGTAGTCGATAAGGCGCACCTCAGCCCCTACAAATTGCGCAAACCAGATAGAGGTACTATCACCTACCCCCAAGTCCCAGGCCGTTACAACGCCAACAGCGCGGTCGTATGGCACGTTAGTTAGTCTGTCCTCAGCTTTAGCCTCTCGCATCTCTACAGCGTAGTAGGCGCCATCGGCGTGTATCTTCATCTCCCCGTCCCAGACATGGCCATAATCATCCGGGCGCAGCTTAAAGTCTTCTTTGCGCTCGTTGTCTAGGACCTTTGGGAAGTAGGGGTTATCCTGCCAGTTGATCTCGCATATCTTGCTGTCCTGGGGAGGGTTGACGCGGAAGCGCCTATGCGTTGCTGAGTGCTTGGTCTCAGGGTTCCAGGTCACCCATATCTCAGAGTCGTCCTCTCGGACAGTTGGGATTAGCTTCTGCCAGGCTGCATCAGATACACCCTCAGCCTCATCTACCCAGGCTATAATGATCCTGGCCTTTGACTTGATTGAGTCCAGGTTGCGGCGTAGACCGGCGAATACATAGTTGATGCGGCCATCCTTGGACCTGACAAACTTCTCGCCTATCTCATAGTACGACAGAAGCCAGGGGACCGCCTTGATGGCAGACTTGATCTCTTCCAGGGATGATTCATCTAGGGAGTTTAAGTGTTCTCGTGCGCAGAGTATCTGGCCGCTGTTACCTGCCATGCCATGCCTGTACCCAGCCACTGCAGTCATCAGCGCAAAAGACCTGGTCTTGCCTGACCCTCGGCCACCGTATGCGCCTCTATACCGGGCCTCACCTTCAAAGACCTCGACTATCTTGGGAGGGAGCCGAATCTCTGCAGTATTAGTCATTGGCTGGTAATGGCTCTGCCACTAGCTTAATCACCGTGGGCTTGAACGAGTCATCAGACGATGTGTGATCAATCTGCTGCTTGTCTCCATACTTCCTGGGCGACATCCTGGCAACCTTCCACTTCCTTCCGTCAATGCGCAGCTTGGCTATGTTGATGGCGTTAGAGTCCACCCCCTCACCCAGCTCATCTGCTATGTCGATGATCTCATCAGCGTAGTAGTCAGCCTGGCAGTCACGGGCTCTCGCGTACTGCTCCGAAAATGCGACTTTGTCAGGTTCTGTCAACCATTTCATTAACGTAGACATAACAGGCATGCTGTCATCCCTGCATATCTGCCTGGCGCTCTCACCAAGGGATAGCCTGCGACATATGTCAGCGGCTAGTTCATCTGTAAATATTGAAGGTCTCATTTTAGGTCACAAGTGCAGTTAACCTCAAAACACCGGCATGTTCTTTCCATGCGCTGGTGAGTCAGGTACAGCACCTCAATCATCATTTGCTTATCCCGGTCCACTAACGCCTCAGCGTAGTCTCGGACCAGGTCCATATCGGCCTCATGGACGTCTTCATCTGTCGTCAGTTTAATCATCATCCGATTATACCCCCAACAGATAATTTACGCACTAGACTAAACCTCAGTCCCAAACAGCTCTTCTGCCATTAACGCAAAATCCCGGAATCCCTCGTAAGGCTCCAGGGCTGATACCTCATCCACTAGGTTGGCTACGTCATCCTGCCAGTCAACAAGCTCCTCACGGAACTGTGATCGTGGCACGTCAGTGCTCATCAGCGACTCAATTATCGAGTCAAAGCGAATGATCTGATCATTGAGCTCCCACTCAAAGCAGTCTTCAAGACTTTTTGATAAGTTTAAATTTTCCATAAGACACCTCTATGTCAATAGAATAAAGGCATTGTCCATGTTTTTACTGCGAATGTAAACCTTTAGGATTACAGATTAGACCAGGTCTTCCCTCGCTATTGCCAGAAGACCTATAGTTACTACAATTACTCCGTACAGTACCACAACACACCTCTCAGTTAATTAGGTGCGCATTGTATAGACGATCAGTTGTGGTTTGAAATGCTTGTTTTTGATGCGATGTATACCAGTAATGATATATGGTTTAACTTTGTTCTTATTTGCGCAGCCATACTACGCATATCGCCACATTCTTAAACCTTTACTGCATACATGATGCAAAAATATGTACCAATTAATGCAAAAACTATACATTTATCAGCACATAAAAAAACCCCCCAGCCAAGCACAAAACGGTCTGAGGGGGTGGGGGTAAGGCTCGCAACGACTTTTAACGAGCCTAGAAAAATGTTAGTCCGTTGCAGCTCCTGGTGGACTAGGCCAGGTCAAAAGGTCAAAGGAGACCTCAGCTTAGGGGGTAAATCATTAACTCGTACCCTAAAAAAGCGGCTAGCAAAAGGGTCGTGGCAACAAGGTGTATCCTATACACTACTACCGGCTCGGTGACCCACGCTCTAAAACTACTGGCTTTTGCCTCGATGTAAGACTGCCTGATGGCTTTATCCGCAAAGCGGTGCGCATCCCTTATCTTACTGCTCATCAATTGATCGCTCATTTAATCCCTCCACTGCTACACGTTGTATTTCATCCAAAACTGAGACAAAGTATTGCTTGTCTTTTATTGGGTCCAAAGGTGGATCGAGTTGAGCACAAAGCTCGTAAATCTCACGCAAGTAAATATTCATTAGTGACTCCCCATTACAAGTCTATCTAAATAAATTAAATCCTGATACGAGTCCATTACAAGCTCTTCCATGCTTGGCTCCAAGTACATGTATAACTGATGTCTAATTTCTTCAAGAAAGTCAGGCGTATCCAGTATTGCCTCAAAGTCGTCCAAAGCTTCCGACAAGTAAGCATCATTATCCACATCTTTAGCGTTCCTGTCAGCAGCATCGCGGAACATTGCTGCAGCCATCCTAGAGGTAGCGTCCTCACTGTATATCGCTTCTAATGCCAGCAAGGGCTTATCGCTAACCGTGTGAGGAAATACGTCATCCATCCAAGTCGGGTGAGTAATTAGCCAAAGAGCTATAAGTCCGTCTTTAGTCTTATCTGGCAGTTCCTGATAGCTGCCCTCCCACATTGGGGTTTCGTCGCGTATAAGGCCAACAGCGTCATTTAATACTTTGTAAGACATTAGCACACCCCCAGCTTAATGCAGTCATAGTATTCCATATTAGACACTATGCCGTACAAAATAAGCAGTATAGCTGCGCCTACAAATCCAGCCCTAGATTCAGCCACTTCTTGCAGCTTGGCTTCACGGGCCTTGATATCCTTTAAGCAACATTCATTGATTTTCATATTATTCCCCTTGTTTTATTGATTGAGGTGTAATAATACCTCCTGACAGCTAAACCGTCAAGCTTTTCGATTACAACACTTTGGAATAAAAGGGCCCTGGTTAGAGCCTTTAGTTATATGAGGTGGGCTGGTAATCTTCATCCTGAAGCATCTTGGCGTGCTCTTCCCGGTAGTGCTTGGCTATCTCTACCCTGAGCTTTTTGTTGGTTGGCATCAGCACTTGCCATTTCTCCCTGAGCATATCCAGGTGGCCCTGGCCCAGATGCGACTCCAGCCATACACTGAAGTCGAGCGGATTAGCCGTAAACACCTTATGGCAGTAGTGGCACAGGCATAGTGCGTTGTCCATAGACCAGCGCACCGACTTAGCCGCCCTGCCCCAGATATGTGCGCACTCCATCCTGCCATCTTGCTTGCCGCAGTGCTCGCACTGGAATCCAGCCTTTTGCCTTACTACGTCACTAAACCACTTGTCTGCAGCGTCGCGCTTAATCGGCATCGTCGAATATCTCGCGGCTAATTAGCTTCGCCAGGTACCACTGCGCTTTCTGCAGGTCCTCGACCGGGTTGTTCTTATAGGTATACCTCCACAGATACTTCATGCAGTTGCCTTTCAGATATCCGCGAAATGCCTCTGGGGTCATAGACTCTTCAATGGCCTCGATGCACTCGATGCCGCCGGTTCTGTAATGGCTTGGGCTGTTGACCGCATCATCTTCTGGCCAATCTTCGATAGCTGGTATAGATTCCTTTAATCGTCGCCAGTCTTCGCTTGTAGCGTGCTTCATTCTGTATTCTCCTCAATTTGGATTTTAATTTCATCAGGCGTATCAAGATCGCAGCGATGACATAAACCATAGCTATCGCCGTGATCATCAATCCAATACGACAGAGCGATTCCACATTCACAATAAAGCCTTTTAATGTGAATCTTCTTTTTATGCAGCGAAATAACATTACCCATCCAGAGCCTCCACTGTAATCTTCACCCTAGAGTCTTCACCGTACTTTTTATGGTAGACAATAGCCGTCATACTCCGCTCTGATCCAAATCCCGAATCTGAGTGCCATTGGTCTGTAGAAGTCAGGCTACCGAACCAGGAGAATTGCATGCTGCCATACTCCCGGCTAACATGGTGGTGGATATGCCCCAGGAGACAGTATCTATTTTTATGCGATGACCACTCGTTGTCCAGGTTCTTGATAACCGTCTGCAGTATTTGCTCCGGCTTTATCCGGTCCCCGTGGTGGTAGACCCACATATTATTTCCCCACTCGTAATGCAAAAACTTTGAGTAGTTTTCCAGCACATTTACCCTGGGCTCTTTCTGATACAGAATCTCTAAGCAGCTAGACAGGTGGCAGGCCATGTCGCTGTCATGGTTGCCCCTCACATTTACTACGATGACATTCTTGTGAACTGTCAGCATCTTGTCGATTAGCATCTGGAACAACCTGCCAGCCAACTTAAATGTCTTACCAATGCGCGTATCTACATCTACCCTGGTTCCAGCGGTGGTCTCATTTTTGCTTGAGTCGGCGTGGAAAAAGTCACCCACGTTTAACAGTATTGCGGTCTCACAGTCACCTACCCTGGCTAACAGCCTGTCAACAGCGTCAATCAGCACCTTGGTCGCTATCTTGATATCCCAGTCGTCGTTGTCCAGCTTGGTAGCAGCATCAGCGAGCATCCCGTAGTGGTGGTCACCGACGATATAAGTGGCAAGGTAGTCGGCATTAACTTTCTTTGGCGCTTTGACCGGCTTCTTAAATCCAGCCAGGTCATCCTTCATGCCCTCCATCATCGCCTCAACCTTCTCTTGTAGGCTGCGCTTCAATGGCTCTTGGATAACCCATTGCAGAGCGATGTCGCCATCAGAGTTAAACGCGGTCGAAACTCGCTTCGCCTCAAAGCCCTCCATGGTCTCATTGTCTACATTGCGGTGCGGCGCCACTGCCTTACTAGCAGCCCTGCCCTCAATGCCTCTTAAAGTCCTATCTACAGTGCGCCGATCCAACCCTAGGGCTTTCGCTGCCTTGTTGTTGCTTCCGTGATTTATAACAGCTTGGCATATCTCGGCCTGGCGCTCAGTTGCTGCAAAGCTGATTAACTTACTAGCGCTTAGTTTGGACATTCTATTGTTCCTGCTTTCGCTTCAGTTCAGTGTACTCATTGTACTCTGGTAAAGATAAATAAACACCCTTCTCAATCGCCCAGGCATAGACCTGGTCCATGAAAAAACACATCTCCCCTTTCTTTAGGCTCGCGGTGCTTTGTATCTGGTCCTTTAGGGTGGTCTGCCCGACCTTAATTGTTTTGGTCACCAGAAACTTATGCTTCATCATCCACTTAACGCCATCTGGCGTAGCGTCAGGAATTTTCGCTATAAACTTGTCACTGAGCTCCCGGCACCACTTGTGAAATAATGCGTTCTGGTCCAGCGTCCTGGTATCCACCCACGGCTCCAGCTTGATTGATAAAGGGATAGAGTAATCCCAGTCCTGCAGGCGCTTGATGAGGTGCGGGACCTTTCTTTCCACTTCAGTTGCGTGCGATATCTTTACATGGTCTCCCTGGCTCACGTCTCGACCCCCTTTATATCTTGCTCGGCCATATGACAAAAAATACCACATGATATGTCAGCTTCTTTTGGATAATTGCCAGCTTTCGGGTCTAAATCATGTAGATATAATGGATCACTTGTTGCCGAATCCTTTAAAACCGTACAGCCTTTTTTCTTTTCCAGGTCAGCCATGCGTTTGAAATGATCAGGGAAGTCTACCCTTATCTTATTCCAATATCCCATACCGCCCTTAACGCAACCAATGCAATTGTTGTTGCGATAGCCAAGTTTATACATTTCAGGTATCTCGATCCCTGCGTTTGCGATAATTGCGATGCAGTCATCTTTGGTTAACTGCTTTTCAATAAGAATGGGCCAAATATCAACATTGCTGTTTGCATCTATAAAGTTATCAACGCGGTGCTGCTCTTCTAAGGTGTAGCCAAATATTTGTCGATCATCAATTTTTTCAAATTTAGTCCTGACCTGTTTTTTTAACGCCCTTGTGCATGGCGAACCTGCTGGTGTCCTCATATAGTTTTTCTCGAAAACCTTATAAATAGACCCACCGTAAAACTCATTCTGTAAGATAATTATTTTTTGCCCAAACCAGTCTTCACAGTCTTTCAAAAATCGCTCGTTGTCAGGATGCTCTTCCTCAACCTTGCAGTAAGCTACGGTAATTTCTTGACCGCTTGCAATTGCAAGTTTTGTCGCCACGGCTGAGGCTGCACCGCAGCTAAACCAGCTAATAATTCTGCTCATAACTTCATCCTTAAAAACTTGTCCGACAGCTTCATCGTGCTAGTCTCCAGGCGATCATATAGGCTGGCTTTCGACTTACCAATACCGCCAAATGCGTCGTCAACCTCCCTTACCTGCCTGTCGCCAACCTCAGCCCTGCCTACCATCCTGGAGTGCATTGTCTTGTTCTTGATGCCGGTCAGTATTGATATCTCGCGCAGCGTGTATAGCTTGCCGGTCACCAGGTTGTCATGGGTTCCAATAAACTTGTACGTCCTTGGTTGTTTGCCAGACGACCTGGGCTCTAATCGCTTATCAGGCATTCTTCAGCTCCCCGTCGTAATAAAATCCAAACTTGTCTAGATAATACTGCTTCATCGACAATTGCGCATCTGTATCCAGCCAACTGATGTCAGTCATCTGCATGTCGATAGACTTGGCCCTAATGCTTTCATTCTTGCCAGCCTTCTTGGCCATCGGAGATCCGCCCTGGTTCTGCGCCCTGGCTAACCAAGAGTTAACAAAGCGTTTAATACCCTGCTTTGTTTTGCGTTTGGTTGGATTCGCGTCGCACCAGGACTCCATTGCCATGAGCTCTTGGTGAACATTGACGGCAGGATACGATCTCTGCCAGGCGATAGTGTCAGCCTCATCTGGCTGCCAGTCTTCTTTAGTATTTAGTAGCATGGTTCCCCCCTACCCGTGGTTAGCAAATTTGCCGTGAAGCTTTTCCCGCAAATCCTTGATGGCCTGCTCCGCATCACTGATATCATTGTGCAGCCCACAATAATAATGTTTTGAATCACAGCGCATCTTAGCCATCCACTTACCCGCAGGCTTATGCCAGCATACGCCCTTCACGCCACTTGTGCTGTTTTTATTGATCGACCTGTTGTGCTGGTTTTGCCGCGCAGACACAGCGCGTAAATTTTCAATCCGGTTATCATGCCGGTCGTTGTTGATGTGGTCCAGGTACTTAGGCATGTACCCGTGGTGATACAAAAAAATGAGCCTGTGTTGGTAATAGCAAGCTCCTTTTACTTGGCAAACTTTGTATGAACCTTTGCCGCCGCCTATTAGCTTGCCAGACTTTCGGCCATTCCCTTCGCGCCAGTACAAGTTACCATCACGGTACTCAAATTTTTCCTTAATTTCCTCTAATAACTGCTTTTCGCTTAACTCTTTCATCGCACTTCCCCGTTGGTTTAGAAACCTTAGTATCTTTGTTTCCGAAAATATTGTCAAAGTTTTTATCAAACTCAACTTTATTGGTCGGTCGCTGTTTACTTCCTTTGCCGCTCATACTAATCTCTCGCTTAATACTGTCCAAGCCTTAGCCGCCGTTTGCGGGACGACCCCGTTTCCCAAGAGCCTAATGCGGTCCACCCGGTCGGCACACCCATCAACCACTCGACCCAGTCCGGGTTCAGTTGGCCAGGGCATTCCGACCTGCCGCCAGCCTGATCTATCACTACTGTTGTTAGCGACTTCTGAGTGCCTTTCTTTGTCGGATCGCTCCGGTCTTGATAGCCAAGTCGAGCTTCGTGTGCTGCTGGAGTCGCCCAATTCCTCACCACTGTCGCCAGCCCGTCCCCGCTCGTTTTGCTCACGCCCTTGCGGTTGTAATTCCCGTTGACTGTGACGGTAGGCCAATTCTGCTGTCGATTCATTACTTGCTCTGTCAGGCATCCCTCGACATACTTCCGCCCAATACTCGCCCTGTACTCCACTCTCTTTTGCATCCCGCTGGGGGTTCTGCTTATGTCTATCGTCGTTGGACTCAGCCAAGATGTAGACTCGTTTTCTTTGGTGAGGTGCGCCAACTTCACGCGCTGAGAATATTCCCCACGTTGCTCGGTAACAATCTTCTTCCAGGTCGCTGATGACGCTGGAGAGTCCAAGCGAGATGTGTCCCTCGACGTTTTCAAAGAAGCATCTAGCAGGCCTAATTGATTCGATGTGTCTCCGTATGTGGGGCCAGAGGTGTCTTGGGTCATCTTCTCCGAGTCGCTTCCCTGCTGCTGAGAAAGGTTGACATGGATATCCTCCAGTGAGGATGCTAACTTTTCCTCGAAAGAGGTGCGCTGGGAAGGTTTTAATATCCGTGTAAATAGGTGCGGGAGGTAACTGCCCGGCTTCCATCTTCTGGACCAGGTTCGCAATGGCGAAGGCTTCGATCTCCACATAAGCGATGACTCTATGTTCAATCCCGGCAAGGTCAAGTCCTCTTTCGATTCCACCATATCCTGCGCAAAATGCGATGACAGTTGGTAATTCTTTGGTAATATCCACATCATTTTTCCCTATGTTTTATGTAAGTAATGGCTCGGCAAGCCTCGCCCAGTATTTAATAAATGTTTCTTTATATTTACTTTTTTTCTTATTATTTGCAAGACGATATAACCCTTTCTACTTAGCAAAGTAGATTTTTGAATCTGAGGGCAAAGC